GAGGGGCTGACGTTATTCACGGCAACATCGTCGAGGTTTCCATGGTCCTGTCCGGGGCCAACCCGGGCGCCTTGATCGACAACGTTGCTCTGGAGCACTCGGATGGTTCATGGACCGAGTCCGAGGAGGAGGCCATTATTTACTCAGGTCTCACGCTCTCGCACGATTCCGGAGAAACAACGGAGGACACAGAATCCATGGACGAAGACGAGGTTTACGACGAGGACGACCTCACGGTCGCCGATGTCCTCGAGACCCTCGACGATGACCAGCGTCTGGCTGTTGCAGCCCTCATCGAGGAGATCAGCGGTGACGTTGACGACGATGAGGACTATGACGGGGACGAAGACCTCGATGAGGACTATGACGACGAAGACTACGATGAGGACGCCGAGCACGGCGACTTCGGGGGTGATACTCTGATGCATTCCAACATCTTCGAGGGCGACGCTCGTTCCGCTATGGGCCCGCACCTCTCTCACGCCGATGAGGAGCTCATCTTTGCCGAGGCCCGCCAGCCCGGCATGACGCTCCGCACCGCCGTCCTGGCTCACGCCGCGGACTACGGTATCAAGAACCCGGAGCTGCTGTTCCCGGACGCCACTAACCTGGACCCGGAGCCCCAGCGCATCATGCGCGAGAACTCTTGGGTCGCCAAGGTTCTCCAGGGCGCCAAGCACACGCCTTTCTCCCGGGTCAAGACCCAGTGGTCCAACTTGACCGCTGACGACCTGCGGGCCAAGGGTTACGTCAAGGCCAGCCGCAAGAAGGACGTCGTCTACGAGGTCGCCAACCGTAAGACCGAGCCGACGACTATCTACAACAAGACGAAGATCGACCGCGACGATGTCCTCGACATCACCACGTTCAACGTCGTCGCCTGGATGCAGCAGAACCTGCGCTTCGCCCTTGAGGAGGAGCTCGCTCGCGCCGTCCTGATCGGTGACGGCCGTGACGTGGCCAACGCCGACAAGATCAAGGAGACCAACATCCGTCCGATCTGGAAGGATGACGAGCTGTTCTCCCACAAGGTTCTTATCAACAAGGACGCCAAGACTCCGGACATCATCGACGCTGTTCGTCGGTCCCGGAAGTTCTACAAGGGCTCCGGTATGCCGGTCCTGTTCACCACGAACGCGTTCGTGTGCGACATGCTCGAGATCAAGGACGTCAACCAGCGCTACATCTACGAGACCAAGCAGGCCATCGCCAACGCCCTGAACGTCTCGGATGTCATCGAGGTTGAGGTCATGGAGGGCGCCAAGCGCGACGTCGCTGGCAAGACCCAGAACCTGCTCGGCATCATCGTCAACATGCAGGACTACACCATGGGTTCCGACAAGGGCGGCGAGACCTCCTTCTTCGAGCAGTTCGACATCGACTTCAACCAGCAGAAGTACCTGCTGGAGGCTCGTTGCTCGGGCGCTCTGACGAAGTACAAGTCCGCGATCGTCATCGAGAAGGCTACGGCCTGATTCGGTCAAAATGGCAAGATTCTTCGGAAGCATAGGTTACGGACACGCCGTCGAGACATCGCCGGGGGTGTTCGAGGACAAGGTCACGGAGAGGGAGTACTACGGGGACGTGAACCGTTCCCAGAAGCAGTACGACAGCGAGCCGAAGGTCCTCCAGAATCTCCGGCTTAACAACGAGATCTCCATCGTGGCCGACTCCTACGCCGAGGAGAACTTCTTCGCCATCAAGTATGTGAGATGGATGGGGGCGCGCTGGGTCGTCACAAACGTGGAGGTCCGCCGCCCCCGTCTCATCCTCAACCTCGGAGAGGTGTACAATGGCCCAACGCCTTGAGTTCCACAAGAAACTCGTCGATGCGCTGGGCTCTAGGAACGTCTACTTCCAACCCCCGGAGTCCGTCCAGCTCACCTACCCGTGCATCGTGTACGAACGGAGTCGAGCCGACTCGAAGTTCGGGGACAACGCCAACTGGATGTACACACCGCGTTATTCGGTTACCCTCATCAGCAGGAATCCCGACGAGCCGGTGCTGGACGTCCTGGCAGACATGCCTATGTCCACCTTCGAGAGGCACTTCGTCTCGCACAACCTTCATCACGACGTGTTCAACATCTACCAAGGAGTATAGATGGCAGTCCTCACATGGGACGAGACGGGCAAGAAGTTCTATGAGACTGGTGTGGACCGTGGGGTCCTCTTCCCCGTCGATCCCGCTACTGGCGCCTACAGCAAGGGTGTCGCCTGGTCGGGCCTCACCAACGTGACTGAGACCCCGTCTGGTGCGGAGCAGACCGACCTGTACGCAGACAACATCAAGTACCTCTCTCTGACCTCGGCGGAGACGTTCGAGGGTAAGATCGAGGCTTACACCTACCCGGACGAGTGGCTCCAGTGTGACGGCTCGGCGATTGTCGACAAGGTCGTCATCGGTCAGCAGGAGCGCACCTCCTTTGGTCTGGCCTACCGCACCATCAAGGGTAACGACCAGCAGAAGAACAACTACGGCTACAAGCTGCACCTTCTGTATGGTCTGGCGGCCTCCCCCTCGGAGCGCGCTTACGGCACGGTCAACGACTCCCCTGAGGCAATCACTTTCTCGTGGTCCTTCAAGGGCACCCCGGTGAACGTCAAGGACCACAAGCCGACCTGTGTCGTCACCCTCGACTCCAGCGTTGTTGGCAAGAAGGGCATGACCGCTATCGAGAAGCTGATCTGGGGCGAGGCGGCTGTCGAGCCCAAGCTCCCGACTCCCGACGAGGTCATCGCCGCCGTCAAGGCTGCGGTCTGATAGCTCCCACGGACCCCGTGATGCGCTCCGGGGTCCGTGGTGACTCCCCAGGAGGAACGAATGCTGACGATTCACGTCGTCGGGGATGAGCTCTACGATGAGGATCGTAATGAGTTCATCAATGGATTCGAGGGCGACCTCGAGCTTGAGCACAGTCTCGTCGCTCTGTCAAAATGGGAGTCCAAATGGCATGTCCCTTACATTGGCAACGAGAAGCTCACTGAAGAGCAGGTCCTGGACTACATCAGGTGCATGACTTTGAATGACGTCGACCCCGTCGTCTACTCGCACTTGTCCAGGGAGAACATCACACAGATCCGTGACTATATCGACGACCCGATGACGGCCACTACGTTCGTGGATGCCGAGGGTTCAAGCCCCGCAAGGAACGTTATCACGTCGGAGCTGGTCTACTACTGGATGGTCGCTCTCCAGATTCCATTCGAGTGCCAGCACTGGCACCTTCACAGACTTCTCACGCTCGTTCGAGTGTGCAACGTCAAGAACCAACCCGACAAGAAGATGTCGACCGCCGCCACGCTTCGACAGAACCAGGCTCTGAACGCGGCGAGACGGGCCAAGTACAAGTCAAGAGGTTAGCATGCCCGGCGTTACTCCTCTCCTCCACACAAAGGTTCGTGGAGAGGCCAGTCCGTTCAGCACTGTTTACATCTCCCCCACCAATGGGGTCACCGACGCCTCGATCACTTTGGACTCAAATCCCAACTTCGAGCTGGACGTCGCCTTCTACGAGGGATCCAAGGCTCTTCTGCGGGTCGTTCGTAAGGATGGCACTTCGGACCAGAAGGTGATCGACCTCCAGGAGTCCATGCCGGATAAGGTTGTCTGGTTCAACTCAAGGGCTGCTTCCGGCTACGGGACGTTCGACACCGGCTGGAAAGACATCACCGAAGGGATGGGGAAGGGTACCTACCAGTATCGGGTTATGGCCGGTGTGATCTACATCCGCCTCAAGGGTGATATCTGGCAGGGGTTTCCGTTCACCGGCCCCCTCAACAAGCTGCGTCAGCTCGTCACTGTCCCGTCAGCATACCAAGTGAAGGCACGGGTATGCTTCCCGATGCCGAAGGCCGACGGGACCATCGACGGCTCAATGATCGAGATTCGTGGAGACAACAACGTGTTCTTTGCTATCACGGCCGAGGGCTCCAGGATCGTCCCTACGGTCTTTGCCCCCATCGAGAATCCCAACGGCTGAAAAGGTCAAAATGACTGTATCTCAATACGCGGCGTCCTGCGCCAGGTACTACGCCGATGTTGCGGACGTCGGCTACTCGCAGCCAGATCGCTGGACCTTCTACGACCGGTCCGACTGGGACGGGTGGCTCGTCAATCCGCCCGCCAACGCTGACTGTTCGGCTCTTGTCGCTGGCTGCTACAACCTCGCGGCTCACCACGAGTGGGGCGAGCCCTTCACCGCCGGCTATTTCCCCCGGTCGACCTGGACCGGATCGCTGCGGGAGGAGTGTCTTCAGCGCAACTTTGCCGACATCTCGGACTCATGGACCGGCAACGAGCCCGATGGCGGGTTCGAGATCGGCGATATCGTCTTGTCCGAGGAGGCCTCTGGCGGTCGAGGGCACGTCGCCATGGTGACGGGTCTCGGTCCGTCGCTTCTCTCCGAGGCATGGATCGCCGAGGACGGAAGCATCGACGGGTACATGGGTGACCAGACCGGCGGCGAGGTTCGAACCATCGCCTACGACGATCATCCGTACACTCAGTCTGCGTCCTGGACACACTGTCTTCGTCGACGGGACAACCACGGCAGCTCGGCCCCCTCACACGCTGAGTCGTCAGCGGGAACCTCTATTCAGGAAGCCGTTCTTCGCGCCGCCGACGCCACTGGCTGCCCTTGGTGGGCCGCTCTCGGCTGCCTCAAGGTGGAGACCGGCGAGGAGGGCGCCAACATCTACGGCCACGACGCTGGAGGCGCCTGCTCGGGCTGGGGCGAGGTCACGGAGCACAACTTCAAGAACTACTTCTGGCCCATCGTCTCTGAGTGGGGCACCTCGAACGGTGTCGGCCCGCTTCAGATCACCTACAACGGGTATTTCATCAACGATCCTGACCGAGCCTGGTGGGATCCGCAGAAGTCGGCTGAGGTCGGCTGCTCCATCCTCAAGGGTCTCATCGACGCTGAGGGTGATTCCTACGAGGACCTCCGTCGTGTGGGGTCCCGATACAACTCGGGGACCATGTACGGGTCCTACGAAGCGTACGGCGTGCCGTTCTCCGACGCATGCCGCTACTGGTACGACAAAGGCCGTCCGTCTCAGGGCACGAGCGACGGCGGAGAGGAACTTGAAGTGTCACACGCCACTGATCTGCTCGCCGAGATTAAGGACCGCCTCGTTGAGGTCTCCGACCAGACTGGTGCCGGCATCGCCGGTCGCCGTTTCGACGGTCCCCTTGTTAGCTGGCTGAAGACTGTCGCCTACAAGGAGGACCTGATCATGAAGTCCCTTGAGGAGATCAAGACGAAGCTCGGCGAGAGCAAGTGAGGCTGCCGTGCCTTACTGCCATATCAAGGGGAACATTCCTCCGTTCGCCACGCTGACTGTTGATCCTGATGACGGCCCCACCTATGTCGATACTGCCGGAGAGAACGGGAAGATCGACGGCATGGTGTGGTTCTTCCGCAGCACTGGCGCTCGTCTCTTCCTGGACGACCAGGGCTGGCCCGCCACCAAGACGGTAACTCTGAGCGAGGACAACGTCGTTGACGTCACCATCAAGACTAACCGTCCAGCTGGTGGCGGAGGCGGCGGTAACGGGAACGTCATAGTCCTCGGACGTGACGAAAAGGTGCCCACCGGCACTCCCCCGAACACGGTTATCGTACGAAAGGCCTGATCATGGCTTCCCACATGAAGGGTATCTCGGTCTCCAAGAACCCGGACGAGAAGCTCAGCGTTCCGTCGGCTGCTGGGGACTGGGCGCTGCTCGTAGTGGGCGGCCAAATCAACAGCATGCAGGACTGCACTCCTGCGGGGTGGACGGGCAAGCACGCCACCAGCGAGAACATTCGGTCGTGCACCGTGGCCGTCAAAATGGTTGCTAATCCTGCCGACACGCAGAACGTTGTGTGGAAGCCTGGGGGAGAGCATCCCGGACGACACGTTGCGGCGCTCGTGGTATTCGACGGGACCAAGGTCAAGAGCCTGGCGCCTCGTCTGCCTGCGAGCAACGCCGATGACTGGAAGAACGGGCCGTTTCCTCAGGTCACAGGGTTCGTGCAGCATGACGCAGCGACCAATCCTGTGGCGACATTCCCGAGCAACGTCGAGACATTGACCAACGGCGCTTGGGGCAAGGCCACAGATGCGCCCTGGTCGTCGATTGTTATCGGGTATGCTCAGTCGGCGTATGCTCCGCCAAACGCTCCTGGGGTAAAATCCCTGTTCGGCGTCGATGTCAAGCTTCAGGAGCAGCCTCCCCCACCCGGCCCGCCGGATCCCACTCTCGCCGATGGCTCCAAGGTCCGCGTCGCCGTATGGGACGGCGCACGAGAGACTCCAACCGGCTCGATGCGCGCAATTCCTGAGGGCGCCAAGACAGTTACGGAGCTGCTCAGTACGCCACACTTCATCGTGGCACACCGGGGCGGATCCCTGTCCTGGCCTGAGCACACCGAGGTCGCCTACACTCAGGCCGTCGACTACCATGCGCACGCGCTTGAGTTCTCGGCGGCTCGCAGTACTGACGGTGTCTGGTTCGGCTGCCACGATGAGAGCCTGAATCGTCTTGTCCCGACTCTGACCAAGAAGGCCGTGGAGTACAGCTGGGCCGAGATCACGGCAGCGGCGTCGAAGACGCAGTATATGCCCGCAACGCTCGAATGGCTGGTCGAGACGTACGGCAAGAGCCACGTCCTCGTAGTCGATCCCAAGTATCCGATGACCCAGTTTGCGGAAGTCTGTGACATACTCAAGGGCATGGAGCAGAGCGTCATCATCAAGGCATATTGGGATTCCAAGTGGATGTTCGACGCGGTACGAGCGCGCGGATTCAAGACTTGGGGGTACGCTTACGACTCGAGCATCGGCCAGGCAAGGTATCAGGACTTCCTCAAGGGGAAGATCTGCGATATCCTGTCCATGGAGTTCACTGCTCCGAAGACCACTTGGGATCCCCTGAAGGCCTCAGGTCTCCCAACGGTCGCGCATATTCCCGCCAACGCCAGCCAGCTCCAGACGGCGTGGTCCCTAGGAGCTACGGGCGCAATTGTTTCTGGCATGGCGGCTGCTGTTGAGAGGGCAGCATGAGCCCAGCGTTCACGCTGGAGATGGATTCGAGGATGGACACGGGGAAGTGGCTCGAGAGACTCAAAGAGGGCCGTTTCTTCGATTTCCTCGATGACTGCGGACAGGCCGGGGTGGCTGCACTAGCCGCCGCTACCCCGGTCAGGTCCGGTTACACCGCGTCCTGCTGGTCCTACGAGATAAAGCGGAGCGCTAGGCGGGTCTCACTGGTCTGGTACAACTCCCATGTGGAGGAGGGTGTCCCGATCGCAGTCATATTGCAGTACGGACATGGCACCAGAACCGGTGGCTATGTCCAGGGCGTGGATTATATAAATCCTGCGCTCAGGCCTATATTCGACAGCATCGTCAAGCAGCTTGAAAGTGCGGTGAGAGGCTAGTGGCGTCAATCGAGGAGCGGGTAGTCGCTCTTAAGTTCAACAACGGCCAGTTCATGAACGGGGTTCAGGACTCTCTCAACGGAGTCAAGAAGCTCGAGGAGGGACTGGCATTTCGTGGCGGTGTCGAGGGGATCAATCAGGTCTCTGCGGCCGCCAAGAACCTTAATTTCTCGGAGGCCCAGGCAGGGGTTGCCGAGACTACGAGCAAATTCTCGGCTCTCCAGTCAGTTGCGTTCGGCGCACTTGCCAGCATCGGTGGAAAGATCGCTGAGGTCGGCTCCTCGATGCTCTCGAGCTTCACAGTTCAGCCTCTTATCGACGGTATGAAGGAGTACGAGCTCCAGCTCAACTCCGTTCAGACCATTCTCGCCAACACTGCTCAGAAGGGCGAGACGATTCAGACCGTGAACGCGGCTCTGGACCAGCTGAACACCTACGCAGACCAGACCATCTACAACTTCGGTGAGATGACGTCCAATATCGGTAAGTTCACCGCTGCCGGCATTGGGCTGGACGACTCGGTCGCGTCGATTAAGGGTCTGGCGAACTGGGCGGCTGTCGCCGGTGCCAACTCCGAGGCCACCTCGAGGGCTATGTATCAGCTTTCGCAGGCCATGGCCGCGGGAACGGTGAAGCTTCAGGACTGGATGTCCCTGGAGAACGCCGGCATCGCCACCAAGCAGTTCCAGGACCAGCTGATCCAGACCGCTAGGATCCACGGCAAGAGCGTCGACGCCATGATCGAAAAGAACGGGTCGTTCAGGCTTTCCCTCCAGGAGGGATGGCTGACCCAGGAGATCATGATGGAGACCCTGAAGCAGATGGCCGGTGAGTACACCGACGAGCAGCTTGCTTCTATGGGGTACACCGAGGAGCAGATCGCTCAGATCCAGGAACTGGCCAAGACTGGTATGTCTGCGGCTCAGGACATCAAGACGTTCTCGCAGTTGATGGGCGTTATTGGTGAGGAGCTCGGTTCGTCCTGGGGTCAGTCGTTCCGAATCATCTTCGGCGACTTCGAGCAGGCCAAGGAACTGTGGTCCAAGGTCGGTGCGTTCCTCACGGGCCCGAGCGGCGTCATCAGCCAGATGGGTAACGCCAGGAACGCCCTCCTTCAGGGCTGGGCTGACCTCGGCGGTAGGGAGAGGGTCCTTGAGGGTCTCGCCTCCCTGTTCCACGCCATGTGGGATCCGCTCCAGCGCATCGGCCAGGCGTTCTCGGCGGTCTTCAGTGGCCCGTCGGCCGAGGGTCTGTACCGGATGTCCGAGGCGTTCGCCAACTTCATGGCCAAGCTGGTCCCCAGCGAGTCCACTGTCGAGTCGATCGGCATGTACTTCGAGGCGTTCTTCCGGATCGTCAAAATAGGTGTCATGGTCCTCACGGACTTCGCTAAGGTGATCGGATGGATCGCCGGCGGAGCGCTTAAGGGACTGGGCGCCATCATTTCCAACCTGCGCGGCCACACCGCAGACTGGTCCTGGCAGCTCAGGGACCACGTGGTAGCCATTCAGGAATGGTACGACAGCCTGAATGTCGCCGAGAACGTTATCAAGGCCATCATCTGGACGGGCAAGGGGCTTAAGCGCATCTGGGGCAACTTCTCCGAGGGGTTCCACGACGAGATCACGCCCAGCCTTACGCGCCTCAAGGAGGCCTGGGACAACCTGTGGGAGGCTCTGAAGAACGCGGGCTCCGGGATCAAGGAAGCTATTGTTGGTCCTTTCCGCGAGCTCAAGGAGGGCGCCCAGGAGGTCGGTCAGTCGCTCGGTATCGTCAGCGACTCTACCGAGGAAGCCGGAGAGACAGCCGAGGAGAACGAATCCAAGTTCACCAAGCTCAAGAACAAGATCGTCGACCTGTTCGAGAAAGCCTACGAGAAGTCCTACTTCTGGGGACAGCATCTGGCCGACCATCTTATTCCGGCGATCGAGAAGCTCACCAGCTTCATCAACTGGCTGACCGAGTGCATCAACAAGCAGGCCGTCGTCGTCACTAACTGGTTGACTCCCAAGATGGAGCGACTGGCCGCAATCTATGTTGAGGTGTCCACCAAGTTCCGCCAGTGGGCTGAGGCCATGCAGAACGGGCCCGATATTGCTTGGTTGTCGTCCATCGGCGGCATTCTCAAGTCTGTCGGATCCGGTATCTGGGGTGTCCTCAAGAATATTGCGACGCTGAACTTCCACTTCGACGTCGAACCGTTCAAGAAGGCGTTCAGCGACCTCAAGACGCTCATTGGTGAATATTCCGAGTCGGTCAAGTACGGCTGGTCTACCACCAAGGAGTTCATTTCCAACCTTGAGCTCAAGGACAAGGCTGCGTCCGGGTGGAGGAACTTCGTCGAGGTTATCCACGGGGTCGTCAAGGCACTGGGCACTGTCGGACACTATGCCCTCATCGCAGCTAAGGCCATATTCGAGCCGTTCAAGGGCGCGTTCGCCGAGCTCAAGAATATGGCCGACAAAGGCGACTACAAGGGCATATTCGACAGCATCCTTAAGGCCGGAGCCCTGGCTACGTTCGTCGTCATGGCTCGCAAGGTCATCAACGTCCTTAAGGAATTCGGTCAAGCTGGATCTAACTTCTCCGGAATCCTCGGCAGTGTCAAGGACGTCATCGACGGGTTCAAGGACTCGATGGACGCAACGACAAAGCAGGTCAAGGCCACCACCATCCTTATTCTCGCTGGTGCCGTTCTCGTTCTGGCCGCCGCGCTCTGGGTCGTCGCTCAGGTCCCGGCCCCCAAGATCGTGGCCGCCGGCGCTGCTCTGTACTTCATGTTCAACATGATGAAGAAGGCGGAGGAGGAGCTAGAGTCCTCCGGCGATGGCAAGGACACGAAGGGGCTCGCCAAGCGAATGCTGGCCCTGGTCGTGCTTGCCGGCGTCGCGCTCATACTGGGCAAGGCCCTGAGTATCGTCGGCTCCATGGACTGGGACGATATCCTCAAGGGAACCCTCGGCCTCTACGCAGTCATACAGATGATGCTGATGATGGCCGATACGACCACCAAGAAGAACAAGGATCTCCTGGTGTTCGCTCTCACAGCAATCCCACTAGGTGTCGGCGTTCTCCTGCTCGCCAAGGCGGTCAAGCCGCTAGGCGATATGAGTCCTTCCGACCTGGCTCAGGGTGTTGTGGCGCTCGGTCTTATCATGAAGATGATGACCATGATGTCGCAGATGGGGACTATCAAGATCAAGAAGGCATCGGCAATCGCATTCCTAGCGCTGGCATTTACCATGCGCCAGATTGCGAAGGTCCTGACCGAGATCGGCGAACTGTCCTGGGGCGACACGATCAAGGGCATCATTGCCATGGACGCTTGCCTAGGCTCTTTGGCCTTCACGATCGAAAGACTCGGAAGCGACAACGTCTCGAGCGGTAAGGCCCTTGTGGGGGCTATAGCGATGCTTATCCTGGCAGCGACACTCAAGCTCGTTGCTCACGATATCGAGGACTTCGCCACCATGCCATGGGGCGAATACATCAAGGGTCTGACCATGATGACCGTGGCTCTGGGCATTCTCACGGCGATCAACTCCCTCGGTAGCGGAGGTATTGGCGGCGCTGCTGCGCTCTTGGTGACCGTGGCGGCTCTAGCTCTCCTGGCACCGACCATTAGGCTTCTGGCAGAAATGGACTGGGATACAGCGGGCAAAGGTATCGCCATCATGGCCCTGGGGCTGGGTGCTCTAGTAGCTATCGGCGCTATTGCTGAGTTCGCGGCGATCGGCCTGCTTGCGCTGGGCGGCGCAATCCTGATGATCGGCATGGGTGTCGGCATAGCATCCAACGGCATCGCCCATCTGGTCGAGGCCATTGCAGAACTGTCGACCTCTGGCTCCGAGGGCGTCCAGACGTTCCTCGAGGCTGTCGACGGATTCATCGAGCGCATGCCTCAGATGGGCACGGCTATCGGCGAGGCCTTCATCAATTTCATGCAGGTCTTCGTCGACAACCAGGGAACCATCGTCGAGTATATCAAGGTCGTTCTGACGTCCGCTGCTCAGGCCATGATCGAGTCTATCCCGACGTTCGTCGAGCTCATGCTCACGATCATCCATGCACTCATTCAGGTCGTATACGACAGCGCTCAGGAGATCATCGACTGTGCCATATTCTTGATCATTACCTTGACGGATGCTCTTACCGAGAACATGCCGCAGCTGGTCGAGAAGGGCTCTGATATGCTCACGTCCTTCTTGGATGGTCTGAGCCAGAAGATCCCCGAGATCGGAACGAAGGCTACGGACTGTATCGTGGCGTTCATTACCAGTATCGGCGACGAGATGCCCAGAATCACCGATGCGGCGTTCAAGACCATCATCAAGTTTGTCAACGGACTTGCGGACGCGATCGAGAACAACTCCGCCGCTATGGCTGATGCAGGCATGCGTCTTATCACGGCCATCAAGAATGGTATCATGAATGGTATCACGACTCTCGTATCCACGGGAGTCTCGGGGATGAAAGACGCGGGCCGTCGGATGGTCGAGGGTCTCAGGAATGCGATCATCGATAAGCTTCACTCTGTCGCTAACGCGGTAAGGGATGCGGGCAACACGATTGTCCGTAAGACCAAGGAGGCATTCGGCATTCACTCTCCTTCGAGGGTGATGTACGAGATCGGTGACTTCATGATGCAGGGTCTCGCAAACGGTATCACCGAGAACACCGAGCAGGGTATCACGGCTGCAAGTACCATGGCCACGGATACTGTTGACGCGTTCTCCAAGGGCTTCGGTAACGCGAAGGATATTTGGAACAACGCATTCGGAGAGAACGCCGATCCGACGATCAAGCCGGTTCTAGACCTCTCGCAGGTCGAGGATCAGGCAAATCATCTCGATGAACTCTTCCCTCAGGAGGAGATCACCAGCACTCTCACGTCAACGGCAACTGCCCAGCTCGCTGGACGAGCCGTTAGGAGTACTGCTGCGCAGTCGGACGCCAACGCCGCCAGCGAGACGTACAACCAGGGCACAAGCCTCGTGTTCAACCAGTACAACAACTCGCCGAAGGCGTTGTCCGAGGCGGAGATCTACCGCCAGACTCGCAACCAGATCGAGCAGGTGAAGGGAGCCATGTACGAGCTATGATCGAGTCAATCGAGTTCGTTACGTACCGACAGCAACGCGTTGTTCTGCCCCTGAGGGATCCTTGGGGGACGGGCGTAGCTGTCAAATCTGTTGACGGCCTGTCGGCTACGAAGGCCTCGATCAACACGACTGAGCTGGCTCTTACGGATGTGGCTATATTCAACGGCGCGAGGGCGGGAATGAGGAACCTCAAGATCAAACTCGCGCCGTTGCCCATGCCCGATATCGAGACCACAAGGCAGAACATATACTCCTGGTTCCAGATCAAGCAGCTCATGTCTGTGTACATCAACACGGACAAGCGCAGGGTCAAGACCGAGGGGTATGTCGAGTCCGTGGAGGCGGACATATTCTCAAAGGATGAGGAGATCAACATCTCCATCCTGTGCCCGGATGCCTACTGGCATGATGCGGATACTACGATCGCCCAGAACCTCCAATGGTCCAGGGAAATTCCGTCTTTTGAGTTCGACTTCATGGACCAGCCGTCTCCGTCTCTGGAGTTCAGCAAGGATCGCGGCGTACTATCGGCCACAGTCGACTACCAGGGCGAGGTGGAGACCGGTTTTACCATGATCTTCACGTTCCGCCCGGGGGCCAAGCTCCCGATCACGGTGACTGAGACCTTTTCTGGAGACCAGTTCAAGCTCACCGGGGCATTTCTTGACAAGACGTACTACAAGGTCGATCCCATCGTGGGCGGCGATGTCGTCACCGTCAATTCCCGGGTAGGCCACAAGACAATCACCCGAACCCGGGGCGGTGGCAAGTGGAAATTCCTGGCAGCACTTGATCGTAACTCGGACTGGCTCAAGCTGAGACCGGGCATCAACGAGTTCCAGATCGCCATGAACGACCCGACTCTCACGGACGTGCAATTCTTGACTGACGTTCTCTATCAGGGGGTGTGACGTGTATCTCGCGGTTTTCAATGAATCCATGGTTCTCCAGCATATCTGCGAGGACTACAAGTCCATCATCTGGACTGAGAGGTTCCACGGCTTCGGAGACTTTAAGCTCACGGTCCCTGGAACCCTGGCAAACTTGCAGATCTATCAGCTGGACTACTATCTGTACACCAAGGGTACGAACAAGCTCATGATCATCGAGCAGATCGAGCTTAACACGGAGTACAGCAAGCAGTCACTGCTGACGATCAGTGGACGCAGCCTTGAGTCCATATTGGACCGACGGGTTATGCACCCGTATCCGATGTGGGAGGGGACGCTTCTGTGTAAACACGAAAGAACCCACGGCAGGGTTAAGGACGTCATCAAGGACTACACCAACTTGCTGTTCAAACAGCGAGGCTTTCTTGACACGGCACACGAGCGTCATGTCAAAGGCTTCGGATGGTACTCGGTCGAGGAACTTCCTGATGGGATTCGCAAAGGTCGACCGGTTGCGTCGATGGACATCGGCAATATCCAGGTCAGTGGCAATGGGGATGTTCGACCGATGAATTACTCCCCCGAATTGGTGCACCATCCCGATTACACCAAGGATCCGTACTCGATGGAGGGATCCTGGTACAAGATCGTTCAGAACCTTACCGATTTGACGATGTCTGGATGGGCCATCGAATACAACGGGGACGACCCGTATTACTGGTACGGTTACAGCTACAACGGCGTCAACCGGACATTCAACCAGGGAGAGCGCCCCCCTGTGGTATTCTCCCCGAGTTACGACAACCTGTCCAAGGCGACATACTTCAAGTCGAAGGTGGGAACCAGAACCAAGATATTCTCCGGTGCCGTCAAATTCACGGTCCCTATGAATCTGGTGCTAGGCCTGAGCGGCAGCGAGAGGGAGTATCTGGATCAGAACACGGACTCCGCCATGCAGAACAACTCGGTTACCGTCGGCACCAGGGGGCTCGGTCTGCGAGAAGGTTATTTTCAGAACCCGTCAATCGAGCACACCAACGGATACATGCAGAACAACCTAGGGCAAAAGGGCGTTGGCTCAGTGGACCCAAAGTCGATTCATCGCCAGATCCACGAGCAGTGCAATACCGAGCTGTGGCGCCACATGCCCATTGAGATGTTCTCGGGCGAGGCTGCTCAGCAGTCCATGTACGTTTACAACGAGGACTTCTTCCTTGGCGATTTCGTGCAGATCCAGAACGAGTTCGGGCAGCAGGACATCGCTCGGGTAACCGAGTATATTCGTACATCCTCGGACTCGGAGGGAGACGTCTTCTACCCGACGTTCGAGTCCTTGTCCGATATTCAGAAGTCGAAACCGGGGTTGAACATTACATGACAGAGAAATCAGGATTCTTCGTCTCCGTCAACGGAGACCGGAAGTACTCCGCTGACGACTTCGGCCGCATGTTCGACGGAGTCATCTCGGACGGCATCTTCCAGAACTGGGGTCGGGGATACGAGGTTATCAAGGGCGCCGGGCGGGATATCGTCGTTCAGTCTGGTCGCGCCTGGCTCAAGGGCCACTGGATGGAGAACGACGCGAACAAGCTCTTCTCCGTCAATGAGGGCCCTACGGACGGCGACCGCTACGACGCTGTATTCCTCAGGGTGGACAAGACGACCAATGTCCGCATCGGCGGTCTCCGCTTTGTGCAGGGCGTAGTTGGCGGTAGTGTTCCTCAGCCGACCCAGTCGTCCGAGAACTTCGAAGTTCTCCTTGCCTATATCCGGGTGCCAAGGGGCGCCAAGACGAACGATATCTTCGAGATCACGGACTGTCGAGGCAAGACCGGCTTCCAGCACGTCCAGTGGGCTCAGAGCGTCATGCAGCCCAAGCAGATCACTCTGCGTAGCAAGGACGACTTCCTCGCCGCCTTCAACAACGACCCGAATCTCAAGCGAGTCATCACTCGTGGCAACAACCTGGGCACGACTATCACGCCCGCCCAGAAGGCTGCCATTCGGAACGGGACGTTTGAGAACCTGTGGTTGGGCGACTACTGGCAGTACAACGAGAACTCCTGCAAGTGGATCATCGTCGACTTTGACCGGACGCTGGACTACATGTATGGTGAGAATCAGCACCGTATTACAGTCATGAGTGACCGGAATCTCGGAATCGACAATATCGGCGGTCCCAACTGGCTTAGCGGCGGCTGGAACAGCTCCAAGATGAGAAACGATTATGCCAACGGTATGAATCGCTTCGCCTCGGCTCTCCAGGTCTTCGACAGCTCGAGCTTCCGGACGATCCCCGTTCACGAGCCGCACGGGTATGTGAACACCGGAAACTCCTGGGAGCGCATTGAGACGGACTGGCGTTGGGAGTTTCCTCAGGTCACTATCCCGTCCGAGTACGAGATGTTCGGCTCGTCCATTCTGCACAACCGTATCAACGGCGACGAGAACACCGTCACGCAAATCCCTCGACAGTTCTCATATTTCCGCGTTGGTAACCCGCTTCCGAACCCGGCTGAGACCTTCTGGCTCCGGGATCAGATCACTAAGACCCGATTTGCGCTGTACTATGGCGATCAGCGACGAATCACTTGGGGGGAGTGGACCGACAAGTACGGAGTGCGACCAATATTTTCTATCGGAGGCTGAATGTCTCACTCTGTGGAGCTGGTGATCACCATCTTTGGCTCCGTTCTGACAAGCACTGGTCTCTGGGCATATATCCAGAAACGCTCGGAGAGGCACGACGCCAAGACACAGTTGATGCTGGGTCTCGCCCACAACCAGATCGTAGCCCTGGGAACCGCATATCTGTCCCGAGGCTACATCACCATTGACGAGTTCGAGGACTTGCAGAAGTATCTGTACCAGCCCTACCACACTTTCGGCGGCAACGGGACTGCTGAAAAGGTAATGGACGCCGTAAACCGACTTCCGATCCATTTTCCCGACAATCGAAGAAAGGACAAGCGCTATGTCGCTGTCGAATCAGACCTACAACACGCTGAAGTGGGTTGCTCAGATCCTGCTTCCTGCTCTCGCCACCCTGTATCTGGCGCTGGCGGGTCTTTGGGGGTTCCCGCACCCTGAGGCTGTTGTTGGTACCATCACCGCTCTGGACACGTTCCTGGGCGCTCTGCTTGGTCTGGCGGCTAAGGGCTACGAGCCCAAGGTCGACGGCGTTCTCCACGTGGACCACAAGAACCAGGAGGTCTACGCCGCTCTGGAGACCCCTGCCGAGGACATGACCAAGAAGGACACCGCCACTCTGAAGGTCTCCGAGGTCGCCTGATCCGCGGGATCGACATGGTCTATAATGATACCCCTCATTTGAAAGGAATACCATGTCCGACAACAAGCCGAACGCCAAGAAGGCACTCGAAGACGCTTACGCGTTCATCGACGGCATGGATCCCGACAGTGAAGCCTATCGCGAAGCTCTCCGCAGCATCAAGGAGCTGGAGCAGATTCAGGACTCAAAACACCGCCGTTTCTGCCCCAGCCCTGATGCTGTGGTGGGCGCCGCCGGCTCTATCCTCGGAATCCTCGCTATCGTGAAGGCCGAGCAGATCTTCCCCGTCGCCTCCAAGGCACTCGGATTCGTCGCCAAGATCCGCATCTGAGACACGAAAGCCTAGGACCCCACAAGGGTTCTAGGTTTTTCGCAAAGGTTCTGTTTTTTCGAAATCCAAAAATTCCCGGGTGGGAAAATTGGAACGCGGATTTAGCAGAGCCTATAATGAGACCCCCTCAAGAAAGGAATCTGTCATGTCCGCCATCTTTATCACCCTCGGCATCCTCTTCTTCGTTATGACTCTTTACACCGTCTACACCCAGGGCAAGCAGATCGAGCAGCTCAAGAAGGTCGTCCGCCGCCAGCGGGACCTCATTGAATCTCTCTCGACTCCGCTCCCTCAGGACCCTAGCCGTGTGAAGAAGATTTCGGACGAGACTTGGACCGAGGTCGAGAAGATCTTCCAGACCGACTCCTCCAAGAAGTAAACCTCACTCCCAGAGCCCTCACGGGTTCTGGGTTTCTCGCAGGATCAGCAGGGCTTATAATGAGACCTATAGACCGAAAGGAACTATCATGCTGATCTCCCGCCTCGTCGAGAGCCTTGTCAAGTCTGTCATCTACTGCGTTGGAATCTACACCATCGTCAAGTGGGTGCTCTCCCGTTACAAGGGCTCGAAGCAGGATTTCTCCAAGCCCGTCCATATCGACACCAGTCTCTGACGCCCGTGCCCTCTAACCGAGGGCATAGGTTTTCGCAAATCCTGCACACCCTATAATGAGACCCCATCTGAAAGGAACCATCATGACCCGCGTCGGATTTGTCATTGCCGCCCTCGCCGCTTCCTTCGTCGCCAAGCACTACATGAACAAGGTGCTTGAGGCGGAGTTCAAGAAGGCCCTTGACAAGAAGCTCGCGGAGCAGAACGCTCCCACCAACTGACACTCACTCCTAGAACCCTACTCGGGTTCTAGGTTTCTCGAGAAAGGAATGAACATGAACGACGAAGTCAAGATGGACGTCTACGAACCGGATCCCGCCACCAATACCCGGACGGCCGTTCTCACGATGCCAGCCAACATCGCCCCCCAGACAGCCATAAAGATGATCTACAACGCGGTCTGGGGAGAAGACGCCCCCATCAACTGACGATCACCTCGGGAAGAAAGGAACGAACATGGACCACGACGACATCAAGATTGAATTCTCCGAAGCGGATCCCGATACCAACATGCAGAAGGTCACCATCCAGGCCCCCACCGACGTCGACCTCGAGTTCGCTAGGCAGGTTTTCTATAACGCCGTATGGGGCGGAGCAAGCAAGATCGAGGAGGAGAACAAGTGAATCTCGCACTGGTTAGGGCTACCCAGGAATTCGTCGTACGCAACTCGCACCATATCCTCACTGGCCTGGCGCTGCTGGGCATCGGAGCATCAGTTGCCCTGAGCGTCCGTGCGGACCGTCAGATGCAGGACTGGGACATGGACGAGTTCAAGCGCATCACCAAGGAGCAGCGGATCAAGATCTACGCCAAGATCTACGCTCCTCCGGCCATCGCCATATTGGCCACCGGCGCATGTATCATCGGAGCTCACAGCATCTCGGTCAAGCGCGAGTCGTCCCTGCTCCTCGCCTACGAGGGTACACGACAGGTGTACGACCGTTATCGTGCCTCCGTCCAGGACCGACTTGGCCCTGAGGAGAAGGAGATCGCTAAGGAGGCTGCGTCCAAGATGGAACCGGCTCCTCGTGACGCCGCTCTGGTTTACGGCGAGGGCGACATCCTGTTCTACGACGCCTACAGCGGTCGTTATTTCAAGTCCACCGTCAACAAGATCGACCGTGTCATCAACGAGCTCAACTACACTCTCCTTCGAGAGATGTGTGTCAGCCTCAACGAGTTCTACGCAGGCATTGGCCTCGACGGCATTTCTCTGGGTGATCAGCTCGGGTGGAACGAGCAGAGGCAGATCGAGGTGCACTACGGCGCCAAGGTCTCGGAGGAGGGGAAGGCCGTCGTAGTCGTCGATTTCGTCGTCGAGCCTACGGAGAAGTGGTTCAAGCTGTCGTGAGAAAGGCACAGCCTATAACGAGACCCCTCTAGAAAGGAATGACCATGAGTTTCAAAGAGACCACCGGATACAAGGTCGTATCCCTTGTCGCCTCGACATCCGCCAGCATTACCGCCGGTGCCGTTGTCGGCGCTCTCTGCCCTCCAGCCGGAGTGGTACTGACCGCCGTCTACGGAATCGGTAGCAGTGTCCTCGGCACATATGTCGGCGACAAGGCTGGACGACAGTACGCCGAGACCGTTGCCGAAACCATCGACTCCATGAAGACACCTCAGAACAACTAGACCTCCTATGCCCTCTAACACAGGGCATAGGCTTTCGCAAATTCTGCACGCACTATAATGAGACCCCATCAACTCGAAAGGAACTCTCATGTCCGAGAACACCGTTGCCACCGCCGTTCCGACCTCCGAGACCGTTGAGGACGAGACCCCCATCGTCACTGTCAACTGGACCAAGCTCGGTGCCGTCGCCAAGAAGAGTGCGCGTTACGTGCTGCCCGCCGCAGCCGGTTTCGCCGCGCTCGTCCTGGTGAAGGCCCTCGCTTCCAACGACAGCGACGACGAGGCTCCCGCCGACACTGACTCGGATATCGACGTCGTGGACGCTGAGCTCGTCGAAGAGACCGACGACTGATACTACTCACCCCTAGAACCCAACTCGGGTTCTAGGTTTCTCATTTTTCAGGAAGGAACGAACGATGGAGCTTCAGGCAGCTGTGGTGGTTACCCTCACCGAGAACGGCAAGACTGTCAAGCGCGTCATCCAGAAGAGCGACAAGTTCGACGAGAAGACCTCGTGGGACCACATTGTCGAGCAGACCAAGTCGCTCGCCGAAATCACTCTCAACTTGATGGACTGAAAGGCATATCCATGATCAAGATGAACGTCAGCGCCGAGACCTTCGACGGCGATATGGTCACCGAGACCCTCTGGTTCCACATGAACAAGGTGGACCTGATCGACCTTCAGGAGTCGGAGCCCAACGGCTTCGTCGACACGCTTCAGGCGTTCATGTCCCGTAAGCCCGAGGACTGGACCACGAAGGACAAGTTCAAGCTGTTCGACTATTTCCGCACCATCGTCGACAAGGCCTACGGAGAGCGGTCGACCGACGGCAAGCGATTCCGGAAGTCGCCGGAGATCCTTGCTAACTTCAAGGACAGCATCTTCTACGACGAGTTCGTCCTGAGCCTCCTTGAGGACGAGCAGAAGAGCATCAAGTTCTTCAATGGCGTTATGCCCAAGGCGCTCCTTGAGCAGGCCAAGAAGGACCGTCCGGACGTGTTCAAGTCAATCGAGGCCTGACAAACCCTAGCGGGGCCCTGGGGAGACCTGGGGCCCCGCATATCAGAAGGAGCGAACATGAGCGACAACGTACCCGTGCGCGGCAATTTCCCCGCCAACTCACGGAAGAGCAAGCCCGCCGTCGAGAGGGTCGTCAAGACTCCGGCGCGAATTGACCAGGGCAGTCTCGGTAAGCAGGCGCTTCAGGCGTTCTTCGCCGAGGACATCAAGGAGGTTGGCAACTACCTTCTCTGGGACATCGCACTGCCCAGCATCAAGAACGCTGTGAGCGATATCTTCACGTCGGGGATCGACCGTCTGCTCTTCGGAGGCGACGGCGGTCCTCAGCGTTCTCGTAGCAGCAAGACCTACACATCGTACGCCAACCGGACATACGGACGTCGTGAGACTCCGACCGAGCGGACGTACACTCAGAGAGACCGTCGGGAGCACAATCTCGAGTCCATCATATTCGCAACCCGCAGCGAGGCCGAGGATGTCCTGAATCACCTGATCGGCATCTGCGACCAGTACGACGTGGCGACTGTTGGAGACCTGTACGGCATGGCCGGCATTTCTCAGTCGTACACCGATGAGAACTGGGGATGGCGGGATCTCCGAAGCGGACGTGCTGTCCGTGCCCGCAATGGATACATTCTCGATCTGCCGAAACCGGAGGACGTCCGATGAACGACGAGGAGCTGTCAACCGCTTACGGCCTCGCGGCCCTCATTATTGCTATCACCATTCTTGTTGGGGTTGCCACTCAGCAGGTCTGGCTCGTACTCGCAGCCCTCCTCGCTACCACCATCTGGAGTGTCACGGGGTTCCTGGGCGACATCTGGAAGGACGGAGACGAATGAGCGTTGAGCAGATGCGCGCAAAACTGCGCACAGCGTATGGAGGAACGGCGGCTTGGGTCGCCAAGGTCGACCGCATGAGTGACGGTCAGGTAATCGCAGTCTACAAGAGTCTTAACGAGAGGAAGTACTTCGCATCATGAGCCTTACAGTTATTTCGCGTCTTGCCGGCAAGGGCGCTCTTATCGTCTCCAAGCACGCTCCCGCCATCCTGACGGGACTTGGAATCGCCGGCTTCACCGCAACCGCAGTCCTCACGGCCAAGCAGACGCTCAGCGTCGGTGAGGTCACCTGGGAGGACCTGAACGAGCTGTCGACGGTTAAGGCAGCCGAGAGCGAGGAGCGGTTCACCAAGCAGGAGATCCAGGTCGCCAAGGCCCGTGCCTGGGGTAACCTGACAAAGCACCTTGTCAAACACTATGCCCTGCCGCTGAGCCTTGGGACGGCAGCCGCCATTTCCCTGATCCTGTCGCACCGCATTTCTGCACACCGAATCGCTGGCCTGTCCATGGCCTACGCCGGTCTCGAGGAGTCCTTCCGCAACTACAAGAATCGGATCGAGGAGGGCTTCGGCAAGGAGGAGACCGAGCGTATTCTCGCTGAGGCTGACAACGAGGCCCTCGAGAAGGCGAAGATGGACTACTACAACGAGACGGGGCGCGAGTTCCAGCTCAAGCCCGAGGAGTTCATGCGCGAGCTCGGAGTCTCGCCATATGCTGTCGTATTCGATCAGAACGCGAAGGCCTGGGAGGGGAACGAGGACTACAGCCTCATGATTCTCCACGCCCAGGAGAACTACGCTAACGACATCCTGCGGACTCGCGGATATCTGCTCCTGAACGAGGTTTACAAGGCCCTCGGTGTGCCTCAGACGTCTGCCGGATCGGTGGTCGGCTGGGTCTACGACAATGATGAGGGCGACGGTATCGTCGAGTTCGGCAACTTCGAGGCCCTGAACTACCGCGACTATGACCCCGTCCTTGGTCGTGAGGTCACCAAGTTCGTCCTCGACTTCAACGTCGACGGCGTTATCTACGACCAGATTGACAGGCTCGAGATCCGATGAATACTCTGCTTCTGATCCTGATCGTTTTTCTCATCATTCGAGCAACTAAGAGAAGGGGACGCTAATGAAACTGCTGCCGGCACTCGTCGTCGGTCTTACGGCGACAGTTCTCGCCGTACAAGACTTGAAGAGCGAGAAGAAGGAGCCTGAGGAGAAGGCCGTAGAAACTCCGGACGAGATCCAGGAGGCACCTGAGGAGAAGCAGATGGACGAGTATGAGGAGATCGTCAACGACGAGTATCTCACGTTTCCCATGGAGGAGGACATTTCCGAGGTGATCGGAGATGCTCCAGAGGAAGAGGAGGTTGCGGAGGGCGACACCATCCGGGCCATCACGGAGCAGGAGTACGATGAGGGCGCATTCGGATTCGAGCGCGTCAACTTGATGTATTTCGTCGACGACGAGGTCCTGTGCGACTCGGACATGATCACGATCGACAACAAGGACGAGTGGCTCGGAGACGTTGATCTCGTTCTTGGATCGGATAGCATCACGGTCATGTGGATCCGAAACTTCAACCTCTCCTACGACATTCGCCTCGAGATCGTTGAGGACTCGTACTCCGGATCCCGCTGATGGAACAGGCATACTTCGACTTCCTGCTCTCGTTCTTGAGAGAGGACGAGAGTCCGCTGCCGAGCGTATTCGACAGTAGTCACCTCCTGTGGAAGCTCTACCGTACCGAGTTCCGCTACTCCGCCATGATGGACCGTAACCGGGACATGGATGGTCGTGAGTGGCGGAACCGCTACGGCGGCGAGCTCTCACCGGCATTTCTCAAGCGTCCGGCCAGTGTTCTCGAGGTTCTCCTCGGACTGGCCGATCGCATGGCATTCGAGTTGGACGACGTTGACGGCCTCGACCCATATTTCTGGGAGATGCTTGACAACCTCGGAATTAACTTCACAGACTACGAGTTTGATGAAGGCATTGCAACCGATCGGCAGGTCGACAAGACCCTCCATCGGTGGATGAGTCGTCAGTACGACGACTACGGACGCGGAGGTGTATTCCCTCTCCGGTTCGTTCCCGAGTTCGACGGGTCGAATGAGTTCCAGAACCAGAATCGTCTCGAGCTCTGGTACCAGATGCAACTCTACCTCGCGGAGAACTACGACATATAAGGAGTCAAATGGATTTCTACGAGATCAAGGAGCGAGCCCTGAAGTCGGGCACCACCGAGGTACGGCCGGCCTGGCGTGTGCACCAATTCAAGGATCTCATGGTTCGTGGGAAGTCCTTCTACGCCGTGTATAATCCCGATACGCATTTCTGGACTACTGACGAGTATGATCTAGTGCGTATCGTGGACGCCGACGTCGCCCGTCACTTTCAAGAGGCCTCGAAGAGAGTCGACGGGTCCGTCTGGGCACGGTATTTGGGGGACTACGACTCCAAGGCATATATCGAGTACAAGGCGTGGATGTCCAAACTCTCAGACGCCTACTGCCCTCTCGACAGCAAGATACTGTTCGCCAACCAGACCCCTCGAAAGGAGGACTATGTAACTAGAACTCTATCGTATTCTCTGAGCGACGATCCGTGCCCCGCCTACGAGGAACTCATGAGCACCCTCTACGATCCCGACGAGAGGGAGAAGCTCGAGTGGGGCATCGGATCTATATTCACGGGTGACTCTACCCGAATCCAGAAGTTCTTCGTGCTCTACGGATCCGCTGGATCGGGCAAGTCGACCGTCCTGAACCTCATCTCGAGACTGCTGGACGATCATATCGCGCAGTTCGACGCGGCGGCCCTTGGACGACCTAGCGACCAATTCGCCCTTGAGCCGTTCAAGTCGAATCCTCGAGTTGCCATTCAGCACGACGGCAACCTCGCCCGGATCAAGGATAACAGCCGCCTGAACAGTCTTGTGTCTCATGAACCCATGGTCATGAACGAGAAAGGGAAATCTCTTTACTCGTTCAAGCCCGAAGCGATGCTGTTTGTGGGCACCAACCTCCCGGTTCGTATCACAGACTCGAAGAGCGGGCTGACAAGGCGTCTTATCGATGTGGTACCTTCGGGACGCAAAGTCGAAAGTCTCCGATACAAAGAGATTATGTCTCGTATCGAGGACGAGCGCGGGGCCATCGTCAAGCACTGCATGGACCTATACAAGGCCAAGGGGCGGTTGTACTACGATGACTACAAGCCCATCAGCATGATGAGCAAGACCAACCCCATCTTCAACTTTCTTGATTTCTATCGAGACGAGTTGGACGATGAGAAGGGCATACCGCTCAAGCGCATCTACGCTATGTATAAGGAGTACTCTCAGACGTATTCGGATGGGACCATGTATCCGATGTACAAGTTCAAGGACGAGATTCGGGACTACTTCGAGGAGTTCCACGATCGTCTCTGGATCGACGAGAGCTACAGGCGCAAGGTGTACAAAGGGCTACTGAAATCCAAATTTTCCCAGGGGGAGAAGAAGGAGAGCCCGATTCCGGACTGGACTGAGATGAAGGAGCAGCCGTCATATCTTGACGAGCTCTACAAGGATCGTCCGGCGCAGTACGCCAATGATAACGGCCTCCCGACGAAGCGTTGGGACGACGTCACGACGACATTGAAGGACTTGGACACTAGAAAGGAGCATTATGTCCTCGTACCCGAGAAGGACGTCGTTATCGACATCGACCTCGACAAATCCCTGGTACGATGCCTTGATGAAGCTCGGAGATGGGTACCATCCTACGCCGAGCTCAGCCGATCAGGGGGCGGAGTCCACATCCACTACCGATATTCAGGAGACCCGTCCAAGCTCTCCAGAATGGTCCGACCCGGAGTCGAGTGCAAGGTCTACTCTGGAAAGTCCGCCCTCAGACGACGCCTCACCAAGTGTACCAGCCACAAGGGCCTTACCACGGTTGAGGACGGATATCTTCCCGTCAAGGAGAAGCCGTTGATCAGACAGGAGGTCATGCAGAACGAGAAGTCTATCCGGAAGCTCATAGAGCGGAACCTGAGGAAGGAGATCCATCCCGGGACGAAGCCCAGCATCGATTTCATCATGAAGGTGCTGACGGATGCCAAGAATTCCGGGATGGACTATGACGTGTCAGACATGAGGCAGAAGGTCCTCACGTTCGCCATGAAGTCCACCCATCAGGCCGACTACTGCATCAAGCTGGTGCAGGAGATGCCGTTCTCCTCGGAGAGTGACCATGAGGAGACCTATGAGGAGCCGGACGACGGAACTCCCATCATTTACGATGTCGAGGTGTTTCCGAACCTTTTCCTTGTGAACTGGAAGGTCAGAGGGGCCGGCAAGATCCAGAGGATGATCAATCCGACTCCCAACGAGATCTCAGATCTTGTGGAGAGAAAACTCGTCGGGTTCAACAACCGTCGATACGACAACCATATCCTCTACGGTCGTATCCTGGGCTACTCGAACGAGCAGCTCTACCATCTCTCCCGCAAGATCATCAACAACCTTATCAAGGAGGGATTCCGAGAGGCATACAACCTGTCCTACACTGATATCTACGACTTCGCCGCCAAGAAGCAGTCCCTCAAGAAGTGGGAGATCGAGCTGGGCATCCACCACAAGGAGCTCGGTCTTCCCTGGGACGAACCGGTGCCGGAGGACAAGTGGGAGGAGGTCGCCGCATATTGCGACAATGACGTCATCGCCACTGAGAAGGTATGGGACCATCTGGAGGCAGACTGGGAGGCTCGTCAGATCCTTGCTGCGATCGCGGGCCTCCCTGTCAACTCCAGCACCAACCGTCTGACCACCCAGATCATATTCCAGGGTCAGCGGGACACTCAGAAGTACTTGCAGTACACGGATCTGTCGGAGATGTTCCCCGGCTACAAGTACGAGTACGGCAAGTCGACATATCGTGGTGAGGAGGTCGGCGAGGGCGGCTACGTCTACGCCGAGCCCGGACACCATGAGAACGTGGCCCTGCTGGATATTGCGTCGATGCATCCTACGTCGATCGAGAACCTCCAGCTCTTCGGACCCTACACCAAGAGGTACAGCGAGCTCAAGAAGGCTCGTATCTTGATCAAGCACAAGGAGCTCGACGAGGCTCGTAAGATCCTGAATGGAGCACTTGCGCCATATCTGGACGACGACTCGAACCTCGACGCACTTGCTTATGCGCTGAAGATCGCACTTAATTCGACGTACGGACTCACCGCCGCCAAGTTCGACAACCCACTCCGAGACCCTCGGAACGTGGACAACATCGTCGCCAAGCGCGGCGCGTTGTTCATGGTCGACCTGAAGCATTTCGTTCAGGAGAAGGGATACACAGTTGCCCACATCAAGACCGACTCGATCAAGATCCCGAACGCCGACGATCGAATCATATCGGAGGTCTTCGAGTTTGGGAAGAAGTACGGCTACACGTTCGAGCACGAGGCGACCTACGATCGTATGCTACTGGTCAACGATGCCGTGTACATCGCCCATGACAAGGACGGATGGCACGCCACAGGCAAGCAGTTCCAGGAGCCCGTCGTATTCAAGACCCTCTTCTCCGGAGATCCTCTGGATCTCAACGATGTCGCCCAGACACGATCGGTTACTACACGAATGTTCCTTGAGTTCGGCGAGAACGACCGGAAGTTCGTTGGACGCGTCGGTAGCTTCATTCCCGTGGTCCCGGGAACTCCCGGAGCGGGGCGATTGGTTCGAGAGAATCATCGAGTGGACAAGGAGGGCAATGAGGTCATTTCGTACGGCGATGTTGGCGGATGCAAGGGATATCTCTGGCTCGACTACGAGGACGCCGGAGACGACTGGAGAAGCAAGCTGGACAATCGATATGGAAGGGAACTCGTGGATGCTGCCCTGGGGCAGATTCAGAAGTACACCGACGTCGACACATTCCTGACCGCATGATTCGCGAGAAGGGCAGGGCATATAATGAGACCCCCATACAGAAAGGTACTACCATGTCCTGCCCCTCCCTCGCCCAGCAGTACGTCCTCATGCACCTCGCCGAAATGGGTGTTGGCCTCGCCGTTGCCATGTTCGCCTACAACGCGACACGTGACTTCTGCGGTCAACACCACCTCTCGGCGACGAAAGAGGACATGCTCGCTATGGCTAAGACCATCAGCGACACATTCAAGACCAACTGAACCCCTCATATCTAGAACCCAACTCGGGTTCTAGGTTTCTCGAGAAAGGAATGAATAAATGACCACTACGGTTTACGACGGGGCCCAGACCGCTACTTCTATCCTCATCGGCTACAGCCGCTATCTCCGGGACGAGATGGTGAACATGACGAACGATGAGATCAACGAGCGCATCCAGAAGCTCCAGAACTGCGCGGACAACACCCACGGACCCAAGCGCCACGAGGACCTTGACCAGTTCATCGAGATCTGCCGTACCGAGCTGGACGACCGAGCCCTCGTGTGCGCCCTCGTCCGGGAGGGTCTTATCGACGGTGGCCAGCCTACCGAGGACGACTCTGATGAGTGACCTCGGCTTCAAACCGATTCGTATTCTCCACAACGGCAAACAGGGCCTCGAGGGGTTTCTCGAGAACTTGCGGCCGGAGACAGAAAGTCTCACCGATAACCAGATCAAGGCGATCATCGACGAGGTCGAGGTCCTTAAAGTCGTAGGCACGAACACCCCTAAGCAAGAGGACTGGCTCGATTGGATGCTCTATGTTCTCAGGGATGAGCTGGACGCCCGTTGGCTCATCCGGAGACTTCAGGAACGCGGTATCGTCACCCTGGAATCATCGACCAGTCTCTAGTCCAAGTCTACTACCACTAGAAAGGAACGCAATATGCCTGTCAACACCTACACCATCAAGAACGCCAAGCTTCTCTTCCGTAACTTCGCTGGTGCGCAGGATCGATTCGGGTCCACGGCGCGCACCTTCTGCGTCATCATCCCTGACGACGCCGTCGAGGACTTCCGGACCGAGGGATTCAATATCAAGACCCTGAAGCCTCGGGACGACACGGAAGAGCCACTTCCCTTCCTCAAGGTGAAGGTCAACTTCGGAGGCCGTCCTCCCAAGATCGTCTCGATCCTTGGGCGTAATCGTACGCTCCTGAACGAGCAGACGGTCGGGGCCCTCGACTTCGCAGACCTCGAGCGGGCCGATATCGCCATCCGTCCCTACCACGGGCGTACTCGTGCTGGAGTGGAGTTCTGCTCAGCATATCTTGACAAGGGGTTCTTCACCATCGTGGAGGACGAGCTCGAGGCCATGTATGCTGAGGACGAGGACGACGCCGAGGAGGTTCCGTTCTGATGGATTTCGAGATCAAGCTCTTCAACCCTCGCCGTATCATCTGCGAGGCAGCCAAGGTCACCAAGGACAACATCAACTTGCTCCGAGACTGGACCTCCAGTGACCTCCGGGCTCAGGTTGATATTCATGAGGGGACCATCGGCAAGTGGGTCGTCCGCCGTGGAGACAACAAGTTCGACATCATGACTGAGGGCGAGCTCTGGGGTCTCTACGAGCCGGTCCTGCGCTGACATCCATATCCACGGGGGGCCCTGGGGAGACCTGGGGCCCCCGCAGCGCTCATTTTATCCGTATTGTACACTAACAGGAGACTCAGATGGAACTGGTTCTGAAGACCGCCGATGGTCGGAGCTACAGGCGCAAGATCAAGGAATTCGGCCTCGAGGGCGACGTCGCGGACGTGGATCCCAATGCGGCTATGGTCATCACCGAGCTCGATGACACTCTCACATATCTCCCACTCGACATGTTTGTCTGTGAGAAGTGGACAGACGAGACCGTGACTGTCAAGGAGGACTGGGCATGAAAGCATATACTGTGGAGCGTCAGGACGGCTGCTGGGTCGCCTGGCACAAGAAGGAGATCCTCGGAGTGGCAGACAGCATGCTCGAGGCGTACAATCTCGTGATGGAGGCCACTGATGGCAATGCGTGACGTGATGCCCGACCCGAAGATCTACTATATCTGTGAGGACGGGACTATCCGAAACAAGAGAACCAAAAGAGCCCTCACACCCAAGGCGGCGACTTGCGGACTTCCGCAGGTTCAGTACTACCGCGATGGTCTTTGCAAGACCCAGTTCCTCCACAGGGTCATCTGGACCCATTTTCGAGGCGAGGACATCCCGTTCCTCCACGAGATTCAGTACAGAGACGGAGACTGCTGGAACTGCTCCCTGGACAACCTGTATCTGAAGGACCTGAGTGAGGAGTTCACGCAACTGAAGAAGTATCCGGACTTCGCCATCAGCAGGGACGCCGTGCTGCTCAACGCTCGAACCATGAACAGGATCCAGCCCATATTCCCTCCGAGCAAGCAGCGACTCATGTTCTCATTCCGAGTCAACGGGGAGAGTCGTACCTTGTCTGCGGGTCTCATCATGTGGGAGACGTTCGTGGAAGAGGGGGTCAGCCCCAATCGCATCGCATACAAGGACGGCGATCCCAAGAACTGCGCCTTGGACAACCTGTATATCAAGGACGCCGAGACCGCATATACGCGCAAGGTCATCGAGGAGGACGGCAAGGAGTACATGCCCCTTGAGTACTATATTCACATGGTCGATGGAGTGAAGGGAGAGAGGGAGAGTGGAATCCCCCAGCACTGCCGCCTTGCCATCTGAGAAATTCAGGCACAGCAGCATCGACGATATTGAGGTCAGTGATCTCGGTAGGGTCCGGCGTATCTCGACTGGCCAGATCCTGAGTACCTGCCTTAGATCGAACGGGTATATTCAGGTCACCTTGTGGGATCGTGGGATCAGACGGACGAAGTACGTCCAGAAGCTGGTCTGGGAGGCCTTCAACGGCCCTCTGGAGCCCTCTCAGAACATCGCCCACCTGAATGGTGACCTGACCGATAACAGGCTCTCAAATCTCTTCCTAGAGTCTCACAGCGACTCGATGAGGAGGGCGTGGGACGCCAAGAGGCGCGAGTGGGCAGATATCTACCAAGGAGTTCTGTGGTGAGCGAGTACAAGAGTCCGCACAACGACGGGCATGACCCGTATATCCTGATCTGGGAGTACGGGACTGACATCAACAAGGCGGAGTTCAGCGAGCGCGGGGTTATAGTCGACGAGAACGGTCGGGTCATCTGGTACTTCCGTCTTGATGATGGGCGGGTCATGATCTTCCCGTCTACAAACTGGGACCAGAAGGACGACGTCAACCATCTGACAACCGTCTGGATGCAGCCGAAGACTCCTAAGGAAGGGGATTGATATGTCAGCACTGGAGAGAGATGTTCTGACCATCCTTCGAGGAGATGAGATCGTCTATGACGAGGAGGGTGTCTACGATATCTGGAGCTACTCGAAGGACGGGGGCGCCGTGGTGTCTGTTCGGGACGCCGTCACGGAGGAGATCCTGTACGAGGACCTGCCGATCGCATATATGGTCGTGAAGGCGCCGTTCATCGCAATCCAGACATTCGAAGAGACGGAGGTCTGAGCCTTGGGACCGGTTGATCTGTGGCCCCATCAGGTCGAAGCTGTGAAGAACCTGAGAAATGGCTGTATATTGACTGGTGAGCCGGGCTCGGGGAAGTCGGTTGTCGCCCTCCAGTACTACGTTGAGAGAGTACTGGGGGTGCGGCACCCGGCCGATCTTCCGAGGCGGCTTGCCGAAGGACCCAGGTTATATATAATCACCACTGCTCGCAAGAGGGATGATCTTGACTGGCAGGGCGATGTCTCGATGTACGGGCTGACGCACTACACGACGGTCGATTCGTGGAACAACATCAGTAACTACAGTAACATCCGTGACTCCTTCATCATATTTGACGAGCAGAGAGCCATCGGGAACGGCAAGTGGGCCAAGACATTCGTCAAGATGGCTCGCCAGAACGAGTGGATCATGCTGTCTGGTACGCCTGGCGACAACTGGTTGGACTACTGTCCTGTATTTGTGGCTAATGGCTTCTTCAAGAACCGCACCCAGTTCGAGAGAGAACACTGCCAGTTCAACTACAGAGCTGGTTATCCTCGTCTTGAGCGATATCTTGGGCAGGGAAAGCTGTTACGACTGAGGAACAAGGTGCTTGTGGACATGCCGTTTGTCAAGAAGACTCTTAAGAAGCGGACGGACGTCCCTGTTCCCTACGAGGAGAAGCCATATCGTACGGTCCAGAAGTACCGCTTCGATCCGTACAAGGAGGAGCCCATCAAGAACGCAGGAGGCCTCTGTCATGTCTTGAGAAGGGTGACGAATGAGGATCCGGTGAGACTTGAGGCGGTGAGGGGGCTGTGCGAGATACATCCTCGAGTCATCGTCTTCTATAACTTCGACTATGAGCTCTTCATGCTGCGGTCCTTGGGGGATATTCTCGGAGTACCGATTGCTGAGTACAACGGGCACAAGCATGAGGCCTTGCCGGAAGGACCTCGATGGGTGTACCTTGTACAGTACACAGCCGGCGCGGAGGCTTGGAACTGCACCACTTGTGACACGATGATATTTTTCTCTCAGAACTACTCTTGGAAGGTCATGGAGCAGTGCGAGGGGCGAATCGACAGGCTGAACACTCCTTATTCAGTCTTGAACTACTACTACCTGAAGAGCCAGTCGCCCATCGATCAGGCCATTTCGAGGGCGATTCGGGTCAAGGAGATCTTCAATGAGAGGGGGTTCTACGACTCTCTGAGGTGATTGTTGTACCACCCGTTGTACCACTTGGTATGGCGGGTGGACAACGATTCTGTTATTTGTGTGACTGGAGTGACGCATGTGTTGTACCAGTTTTGGTTACCAGTTTTAAAACGAGCCAAAAACGGTAGTGTACTTGTGCGCCGTATTATACCAGTTTTAGAGCATCTTACCAGTTCTGAACCCGCGGTGGTCACAAAACTGGACACGACTTTTCGTTGCAATTGCAATGTTTTCTTTCTGAATGACCAGTTTACCACTTATTTTCTAGTTACCAGGAGTTGGGTAAATTTTCTTATATATAGAGAGTAAAGAGAAAAAAATTTTTGACATCTGGCTATTGTACATGCAGTCTGTTGTACATGCAGTCCCTGGTTCAAGTCGTGGCTAGAGGTATGGATGTCGCCCACCCCCTGTTACAAGACCCAACGGCATGTACAATAGACCGCGTCGCGAACATGTATCATAATGAAGGAGATGGGCCTTCTATATTTTCGACCCCTCTCGCTTCACCACAGCTCCCACGGCTGGCTAAAACTGCGTTAACACACCACCACATGTAATTGCCAACAAAAGAACGAGTGCCGGCATCTGTGGCGCCATGGCCAGCCGTGGGCATAATTCTTGATTCGAGGATAAACCCCATGCTCGAACGCGACTACCAGCGCGGACTCATATCCAGGATCGAGGAACGCCTTCCTGGCTGCCTCATCCTCAAGAACGATCCGAACCACAATCAGGGCATACCCGACCTGATCGTCATATTCGGATCCAAGTGGGCCGCACTTGAGGTCAAGAGGAGCGCTGACGCTTCTCACCGACCGAACCAGGACCATTTCATCGATAAGCTCGGTGAGTGGTCCTTTGCATCATTCATATACCCAGAGAACGAGAAAGGAACGCTCGATGAACTGGAACGTACACTCAAGGCTGGAGGGCTTGCACGCATTTCTGAGTGCCAGCAAACACAGCTGGATCAACTACGACGACGAGAAATTGGGCGAGGCATTCCGGACAGCACAGGCGGCAGCGATGGGGACCAGGCTCCACGCACTGGCCGCCGAGCATATTCGCCTCAAGATGCGAATGCCGAGGAACAAGGCCACCTTCAACGCCTACGTGAACGACGCCATTGGCTACGGTCTTGATCCTGAGGTTGTTCTATATTACAGCGAGAACGCATACGGGACCGCCGATGCTATTGGATTCGACGAGAAGAAGCATCTGCTTCGTATTCACGACCTCAAGACCGGCGTGACTCGTGTCAACATGGTCCAGTTGCATATCTACGCAGCACTGTTCTGCCTGGAGTACGAGAAGCTGCCCGGCGAGATCAACGTCGAGACCCGCATCTATCAGAACGACGATATTCTGGTGGACACTCCTCAGCCAGACGACATCGCCCATATCATGGACAAGATCGTCTGGTTTGACAAGCTCATCGAGGAGATCAAGACCGAGGAGAACTGATGCCCTCCGATATCCTCAAACACTACGGGACTAAGCGCCACTCTGGTCGCTACCCTTGGGGATCCGGTAAGGATCCATATCAGTCAGCACAGGGCTTCCTCGCTGAGCGGGACAAGCTTAAGGCTCAGGGGATGTCCGAGGTCGATATTGCCAAGGCCTGGGGTATGAGTACCACGGAGTACCGTGCTCTGAACAGCATTGCTCGTGCGGAGAAGAAGGCCGGCGATATTTCTCGAGCATCTCGTCTCAAGGACGCCGGTCTGCCCAACACGGAGATCGGTCGACGCATGGGACTCAATGAGTCCTCGGTTCGTGAGCTTCTCAAGCCCAACGCGGCATATCGCAAGGACGAGATCACCCGGGTCAAGGATATTCTGGCCGACGAGGTGAAGCAGAAGAAGTTCATCGAGTACGGCCTCGGTGTTGAGCAGAACCTCCAGTGTTCGTCGACATCCTTGAAGACCGCCGTCGAGGCTCTGAAGGCCCAGGGATATACTACTCACGACGTCAAGGTCAAGCAGGCCAACAGCGATAACTACACCATTCTCAAGGTTCTCGCCCCTCCCGGCACCAAAGCCGCTGATATTCATGCACAGAGGGACAAGATCCGCACTCCCGGTGTGGTCATCGACGAGAAGGGGCTGCTGTCGACTGGGCTTCGCACTCCTCGAGCCATATCCTCGAAGAAGGTCGCTGTCAAGTACGCCGAAGACGGCGGTACTGACATGGACGGGGTTATTCTGCTACGTCGTGGAGTCAAGGAGCTCAGTCTCGGCGGCTCCAACTATGCCCAGGTTCGCATTTCGGTTGACGGAACGCACTACCTCAAGGGCATGGCCATGTACTCGGATGATATTCCGAAGGGCAAGGACATAGTCTTCAACACCAACAAGAAGAAGGGCACTCCCATGCTGGGCAGCAAGGACCACACGGTCCTCAAGCCCATGAAGGATGATCCCGAGAATCCATTTGGTGCGGTCGTCAAGCAGAAGCTGTTCAAGGACCCGAAGACCGGCAAGAAGGAACTGAGCGCACTCAATATTGTGAATGAGGAAGGGAAGTGGGACTCGTGGTCCCAGTCTCTGGCCTCACAGTTCTTATCCAAGCAGTCCCCCAAATTGGCCAAGCGCCAGCTTCAGGCTGTCCGTGACGACAAGCGGAAACAGCTCGATGAGATCATGGCCCTTACGAATCCCGTTATTCGTAAGCGCATGCTCATGTCCCTGGCCGATGACTGCGACTCGGCTTCGGTACATCTCAAGGCCAAGGCTCTCCCTGGCCAAGCGTCTCAGGTGCTATTGCCGATGCCCCATCTCAAGAAGGGCGAGGTGTATGCTCCCAACTACCGTGATGGCGACGTTGTTAGTCTCGTTCGTTATCCTCATGGCGGGACTTTCGAGATTCCTACGCTCACTGTTAACAACCGAGGTAAGAAGTCTCGAAGTATTCTTGGCAATGCTAGGGATGCTATTGGTATCCATCCTTCTGTCGCTGAGCGTCTTAGCGGTGCTGATTTTGACGGCGACTCCGTCCTGGTAATTCCCAACAAGGGAAAGACCCGAGTCCGTTCCACCGCCCCGCTCAAGGGGCTGAAGGGATTTGACCCCAAGAGGACATATCCTGGCTACCCCGGTATGAAGAGGATGTCGGATACTCAGACCCAGATGGGTAAGGTGTCCAATCTTATTACCGACATGACTCTCAAGGGTGCCAGTGCTGATGAACTGTCCCGGGCTGTTCGTCATTCCATGGTTGTTATTGATGCCGAGAAGCACAATCTCAACTACAAGCAGTCCGAGATTGACAACGGCATTGCCGCACTGAAGAGGAAGTACCAGGGCGGCGCCGATAAAGGTGCGGCCACTCTTATTTCCCGGTCCAAGGGTGTCCAGTATGTACCCCATCGCAAGCCACGCAGTGCAGCGAAGGGCGGTCCATATGACAGGGCCACTGGTCGCAGGGTCTACGAGGAGACTGGCGAGTCCTATGTTAACAAGAAGGGCAAGCTGGTCAAGAAGCAGACCAAGACCACCAGGATGGCAGAGGCCACCGATGCTAGGAAGCTGTCCTCCGGTACATTGATGGAGGGCATCTACGCACAGCACGCCAATGAGTTGAAGGCCATGGCCAACGATTGTAGGAAGCGTGCCATTTCAACCCCCGCCATCAAACGAGACCCCCGGGCTGCAAAGGCATACGCCCCAGAAGTCTCCACCCTCCGCGCCAAATTGAACCGGGCCCTCAAACAGAAGCCCCTGGAGCGCCAGGCACAGCTGGTAGCACAAGGTGTTGTGCAGAAGAAACTTGAATCAAATCCAAATCTGACCAAGAAAGAGCGGGCAAAGCTAGAGGCCATGGCCATCAAGACCGCCCGGCGCCGCCTTGGTTACGATAGGGAAGGCACAAGAGTGATCCCCACCCCTCGTGAGTGGGAGGCCATTCAGAAAGGTGCCATTTCCAACTCTATGATGGAACAGATTCTGGCCAATGCCGACCTTGATACCATCAAGGCCATGGCTCTGCCCAAGCAGAAGCTTGATCTTGCTCCTGCTCAGAGGGATCGGATCAAGACTCTTCGCTCAAACGGTGCTAACACAGCACAGATCGCTGAGGCTTTGGGCATTAGCACAGCTAGAGTTAGGGAGTACCTGAATGGCTAGCCTTCTGTCCATTGTCAAGCTGTCCATTGTCCTTGAATCGAGGTGTATAGAGCCATGCTACGCCTAGCACTGACTACTGAGGACAATCCTTACGATCCTTTCGATGAGTTCGAAGAGTGGTTTAACTTTGATGTTACTCAAGGTTACCACACCTGCGCCTACCTGGCACGGGTCACTACCACTAGCACTGACCTCACCGAAGCCGATCAAGTCGAAGCAACGAATGAAGCGATTAATGAGATTCTCGAACTCAACTTGACTGGAAACTATCAAGTTGTAGAACGTGAATTCTGACGAAGTTTCGTCCATTTCGTCCATTTCAAACTTCGAAAGAGGGGGGATAGGGTCCGCAAAAAGGCCCACCCCCCGTCTCTAATACCCATCTAACGCTGCCGACGATTGGC